ATGTGGGTATATATCCTTTAAATCTCTATGTGTACAATAATCAGCCATTTGTCAACCTCTTAATATGTTTCTTTCCACTTTCTCTTTCGGCACACTTTTGACATACTTCCAACTCTTTTTTCGTGATAATAAGCTTGAACGCAAAAGCTCTTGCATTGACCTTATAATCTCTACAGGTGTCGCAAGAGAATGACGCTTTTTCACGAAAGGCATTAATCAATTTGACCTGTAGTTTGATAAGTTTTACAAGTTATCACAGGCATATCCCATTGATTAGGAACTGTCCTCCAAGGGTCATAAGGATAAGTTGGGTAAACGGGATAGTAATTATCCTTACCAAATAACTCATTCAAATCATTCCTCAACTTTAAAGCCTTCTCTTTTGAAAGCTTAACGTCTTTACCGTCAATATCTATAACTATTTCTTTAATCATTATCCGACCTTAACCCTTCTACAAACCTTGAGATAGAGTTTAAGACAATATTATCAATAGCATCTATTACCCAAGGCTCTATAAGTTTATTCCAGAACTTCTTTGTCCATTTCCACTTAGTCAAGCCAAGCGTACAAGCTACTCCTGCACCATACATAAATGCACCAAGTTTAGCTTTTATCCAGGTATTCGGAATTCTCTTTAAAGCCCAAGCTATAATGACACCACCGACACCAAACATGGCGTACTGCACTGCCTCAATACTTAATTTTGCTAAAATCCATTCCATACTCTATCCTTTTAGTAATTTCCCATTAAGGGAAGTTTTTCCATCAATTATCTGCTGTATGTGTACTGTGAACATCCCACTATCGAAGAAGTCTACTACCGCAAAAGCATGTGACCAGTTGATCTTACGACCACCAAGCCAAGCATTTGCACCTGAAGTCATATCTTTCAAACATCCTATACTCCAAGCACTCTTAGCCCCATCCATGTGAGTCACCGCATGTTGCTGTAAGTCATGCCAATGTCCATACATTGTACTAACACCAAGTTTAAGAAGATGATTCCTCGAATGGAATATCCCACCATAGTGATGACCATGATAAAGATATAAATGACCGAGTTTCAAGTAATCCCCTATGGGGTAGAACTCATATCCACGTTCATCCAACCTTAAAGCGTTCTTAAACCTATACCTATCAAAAATCTCGTGTTCGTTCTCTTCGGCAAACCGATTCAACCAGTCATCGTGGTTTCCTTCGGTAATGTACTTCTCAGTACAATTAACCTTATCCAGAGCCTCATCTATTTCATCAACACATTCGTTGACTACAAGAATCTCTTTATCAATAGAAGGAAGCTGATACTCCAAAGGAGGTCTTTTCTTCTTCTTCCATTGCCAATGAGCCACACTCTCCCACTCTCCAATATCGCCTAAGTCAACATATATATCAGGCTTAATAATCTCTATAGACTTGATTAAGCACTTAATCGCCTTTTTATCAGCGTACGGAAAATGCTTGTCTGGAGTGACAATTACACGTTTAACCATTTAAAACCCTAACTAAAACACTCAAAGAATGTTCCTTAATTTAGGCTAAAACACTCCATATACTAAAGAGAGCAATACATATTGTACTAATTATCCCACCTGCCACCTTTAATCTTAGGATGAACGTAGAGTTCTTTTTCACATCACTAATCACTTGAGGGAACTTCTCTTCAATATACTTTACAGCATACCAAAGCTTTTCCCTATACTCATCTTCATTTATCTCACCATTCTCGTTTCTCGGAATCCCGTTCATTCTTTAGCCTCCATTAACCTCTAAATAATGTTTAACCGTACCAGCACCATGTTTTGTGTTATAGTGCAACTTCCAATACTCAGCCCTACCCTCTAAAGTATGGGGGATAGGTGGCTTCTTTCTACGATACTTCAGACGGCAAAGTGCAATCTGAACCCTTATGTTACCCGTAATAGAATCTCTGTCTGTCTCGTCAAATCCATATCTCATCAATACTTCTCTATAGCGAGGACGCATCATAGCAAAGTTTTCCCAAATATCGTAAGCGGTACTCGGTTCTACCTGGAAAAAGCCCAAGGCTCTGCCACGGATCTGCTCTAAATGGCGGAATCCGCTTTCAGCCATGCCCGTTTCCATCACTAAATTTACGGCATCTTCACTATAACAATCAAGGTCTTTTAAAACCTTTTTCGTCAAACGTCTAATAGTTTTCTTCAAACTTTCCCAAGCTCTACAGGACTTATAGGTGTACCAAGTCTCATATTATCTGAAAACTCTTGAACTCCTAAAGAATACAACTCATTGTGACCATAAGACCAATACTTCAACTCAACAACATCAACCTCTTGATTGGCAAATATCATCAAGTTGAATAAATACTTGTCAGTGGGAGCAAAATACATAGGGTAAGTTACGCCTCGTATTTCTCCATCCTTCATTGCGTAAATTACATCTTCCATCTTTGGATACCATCTGACATTCTCTTTTGGAAGGTGAATAACCATACTACCATTAAACTCGAAGTCGTGATGGTTAAATTCCAAGGGCACTTCAGGCATTTTTTGGTCATATTTCCCCTTAAGGTGACTCAAACTTATATCTTTACCATCTTTAAGGCCTATGTCTCGTTCAGTTATCTCATTCATCATTAATCTCTTTGTTTAATAAGTCAATAGCATGTCTCAATACTGTGTTTTCTTCCATAGTCAATTTAACTTTATTGACTACACTAACCACAAGCCCTAAAGCCTCTTTTGCGGTCATTTCAGTAACATCTTTAGTTTTCTCCAATATAACTCTCCCATAGTGTTTTACTTGTGTTGTAATTGTCTAATTTCGCCTGACACTGATTAATTAATTTATTCTTGTTAGCCTTAGTGAATTTTTTTGTCACACTCTTTACCTTAGCATTTTCCAAGTCAATCTCAGCTTGTGCAATTTGCTTCTCTGCGGTTAAGATATTCCCCTGTATTCCTTGTAAACCAACCTTACCGTGTTTCTCTGTTTGTATCATATCTTCCCCTTAATAATTAACGCCAACGTGGAAATTGGCTGCATCAATAGAATTATTAACTGCGGTTGTTACTTCAACAATAATGCCCTGTGAACTAGATCCCAATACCGCTTGGCTTAATGCGGCTCTTTTGTAAGAACCATCATCACCATTTGCGATATCATTATTAGTACCATAATCAGTCGCTAAGTCACAAATCGTAGTTCCTCCTGGCACAAACGCAGAAGCATGGTAAGTCCAGCCAGAGGAAGAATGAAGCTTAAGTTTTACATTAAGCCCGGTTTCTGACGCGCCAGCAAGGAAATCTCCCATTTCAAAATCTGTTACGGTGAAATCTTTGTTGCCGAAATCTTCATATTTGCAGAAGCCATAATTGAAAGTGAAAGCCCCGCTCGATCCCGTAAGCGTGTAAGTTACTTGGCCAAGCCATTTTTTGGAAGTTTCAAAATATTCATCTGTGGAGGCTGCATCGGCATCGGCAACAATTATTTCAGAATCAGCGTCATTCCTCACCCCTGCATCTGTTATTGAAACACCTGTGACCGTAAGAACCAAATCTGTCCCACCTGCACCTGAAGCAACGCAAAAGGCGTGCGCACCGTGGGCCTGTCCTGCTGTCCCGTAAGTTCGCGTAACTGTTCCGCCAATAGTTAAGGTTTCATCGGCGGCGGCTGCTCTATACCAACCTGCGGTATAATGTATTCCTGCATTTCCTACATCAGACAAAGTAAATGATTTAAATGCTGTAACTGGATGGATGAGGTGTTCTGTTCCAGCCCCATCTTGAAAATATAAGGAGTTATCTGCTTTGCCATAAACTGACCAAAAATTAGTCCTTGCGGTTGGGGTTGTTGTCTCTGCACCAAATAAAGCATAGTTGAAAACAGTCTCTCCAGTTGTATAATCAAATATTATTGTGTCATTAGCGACACCAAAAGAATAGAGTTTTAAATCAGTCTCATTGGCTTTCCTTCTCAAGTTCCAAAGGTTTGTTGATGCGCCGGAGAGGTAGACTAATGAAGTCTGTTGGTCTGCGTCTGAATTAACTGTAAAGGTAGTTGTTGCACCAACACCCTTAGCAATTAAATTCATATTAAAGACATTAGTGCCAGTCAATAAATCAAGCGTCGGACTTGCACCATTCACTTTAAATGCTAAAGTTCTATCCGAGCTATCATCCTCATTCCACCATAATGCCAATGTATTGGAATTATTAGTGTCATTTAATTGTAACTCAGTAGCCGTTACCTTATCCATGTAACCCGAAGAGTTTGTCACTAAAGCCTTACTTGCTGTCGCTGTACCTGCTGTTACTGCTGTAAATTCTAATTGTGCTTTTGTTACTGCTACGTCTGTAAATCCAAATGCCATGTCAACCCCCTAATATATGTAAGTCCCGTCCGAAATTCGTATGTAATCTTCAGTCGATTCAATTCTAAATAAATTTATACCTGCCGATGCGTATTGTGCCAACCTTCTGTTTAAACTACCCGTGTAAGATAAAGGTGGGTTTCCCAATGTATTATAGATAGATGTGTTTACATTAATGTCTGAAACTGGATAGGCAAGTAAATAAAGTCCCTGTAATGTAGTGTTAATGCTCATAATATCTCCCAATCGCAATCATACTTCTTCAAAATGTTCACCCCTAAATTGTAATTCCAAGCATACCAATTAGAATCCCTGTAATTACCAACGTCATCATTCTTCTCAAATTCTTTATGGTATCCACTATCTTTACCAACACCATAAATTTTAAAATCTCTGAAACCTGACATAATAAGCCAACTCAAGGCTATCTGATAAGTTGACAATACCTCCCCAAAACATACATTCCCATATTTACTGTCTAAATTCATAGTCTGAGTAAATAACTTGTGAGTGTGTATAGGGACTTTAGTGAGCTTTAAAACATCTTTGTAAGTGTAATTTGAAACAGATTCGTTACTATGAAGCTGTATAGGGATTATTAAGTTCTTGATATCGCCGAGATTAATTTTATTTATCGTTTCATAGTCATTTAGAAACTCAAAATCAACCTCTTTAAATAGATTGGAAGCTGTGTTTATTGTGGCTAAATACCCCTCAACAACAGCGTTTTCAGCAGTCTTCCCCTTGGCTACCAAAGTGACCTTAGAGGATTTCATTCTTCCTTTCCATAGTATCAGCCCTAAACCACTTATTAAAAGCACCAAGACCTGCGGATTGTCTATGGTAGTGTTGTACCAAACAATCAATATCGCAGTAAGAAGTTATCCCATGTCTCCAGGCTTCATGATACCAAATAAAATCAGTTAATTGATTCTCTTCTGGATCTTCAACGTTCTGAGACCGGAAGGGGACTAAATCCATCACACTTCTACTAAATAAAACACATCCAACGCCTGCTGCGAAGATAGGTACTAACTTATACCCCTTGTGTTTGTAGTCTATGTAGTCTTGTATAGTCCAAAGTCTCATTGCACTCGTGGTAGGCTGTTCTAAGTTTTCAAATATCTCACAACCAAAAACACCCCATACCGTAGGTACAGGACATTGCCTGATAATCATTGTAACATCGAATTTACCCATCTCCTCATACTTCGGGTGGGCTTTTACAATATCACTAACAGGGCGAATAATCTCTTGGACTGATTGAACGAAATAAAGACCAGTAACTACTTCAACATCATGTTCTAAGAGTTGGTCTATACATCCATCACTTACTATATTGTCACTCTCAAGCATTAATAGATGAGAGCAGTCAGATTTCAAAAAACAATCTCTTATCACATTCTGTTTTCGGGCGAGTAATTCAACACCTGTTTCGTCTTTTCTATCCGCTAAAGATATAACTTTGAAACCTGCCTGTTCGTACTCTTTAACCCCTTGCTTGTCCTCTTTCCATGAAGAGTTCCAAACGACGATCACCTCGTGACCTTTTGATATGACCTTCAATTTATCAATAAACTTAGGCCGAATATAGGAGTGACCATTGTAAGTAGCCACTCCTATCATTACTTTATTCATAGTCTCCTATGCACTTGTAGCTGTCCAAACTTGACACCCATAGGTATCCTGGAAAACATCAGTAGCCATATTAGCAGAGAAGACATAATCAGTTCTGATTTTCTTCCCTTCTCTCTCAGGCTCAAACCTGATAAGAGGATTAACATAACCGAAGCACAAAGCTCCATCACCGAATATTCCAGCCTTGGTAGCAGTTGTAGAAGTTGTAGTTTCCCTACTTGAATAAATAGGAATACCAGCCAATTTACCTTCAAAACCATTTAACAACCATCTAGCCTGTAATTCAGGTGATCCACCAAATTGATCAGAAGTGACAAGATCATCAGAAATCCCATAACTACCCCAAATCTGCTTGGGATCAAATACACCCCTGTATTGCCCTTTTACACCAGCACTTTTCAACTTCTGTATAGCTGTAAAGTAGTTATCAACAGTAATAGCAACACTTGAAGTCCCAACATCATTTGCAGTAGCAAAACTGTCGAACTTAGCACAAATCAAATTGTCAATCTTTGCACCCATAGCATTAGCACCCAATATACCCAATGTACTGTTGATATTACTCTCTTCAGATGAATCTTGAGCATCATCATAAAGAGGGATATAAAACGTGTACCTTGCAGGGGTGAGTGTTTTCTTATCTGAATTGACGGCAACGGCAGCAGCATCAGTACCAGCATCAGACTGACTGACATCACTTGCGTTTACTTTGTTTGTCCCTAAATTCCACTTAGGGAATGAAATAGTATTAGCAGCATCAAAGCCTTTACTTGTAATCAACGGTAACATAACATTAGCATCAGATAACGCTAACAACGCCTCCGATATTACAATTCTTTCAACTAACGACCCAGCATAATAATTAATATCACCAATAGCCATTCTTATTCTCCTTTAAAAATTTTATTAAAGCGATCCAAAGGTATTGATTGAAAGGTTTTTAATGTCTTTGGTATGGGCTGTCTTCCAACAAGCATACCAAACCCATCAGAATCAGAAATTACTTCTTTGTTATCCCACACATAGACCATCTCACCATCTATTGTTCCTGTTGATACTCTACCCTCTTTATCAGGGTTGAAATCACCAAGCTCAGTTGGTTTATTGTCTACGTCCTTTAAATGTTTAATTGTAATCGAACATTCCTTTTTGGGTTTTAAACTTAGCAGATTCTTTCTTATAAGTTTCCATATCAATCTTTCCAGTCTGAAAAGCAGTAGCTACTTCACCAAGATTCTTGTAAGGAGCTTGTTTTCTACCTTGTAAGTCATCTTGTTCTATATCTACAGCCTTATTTTGCATCGCAACCACATTCTCAAGAACTGTTATTGAAGTATCTTCAAAAGCTTCCCTCTTATCTTCGGGTAACTTACTTAACAACTCTTTTTTTCTATTAGACTTATATTTATCATATTCATCGGCTATAGGTTGTAACGATTCAATGGTTGCCTTCTGTTGGTCTATAACAGTTTGCAATTCTCCATCCTTCTCCAGCTTGGCGAGTTTGGCATTTTCTGCATCAATCCCGATTTTAGCCAACTTTTCGTTAGCCTCTTTTAATGCTGCGTTAGTTTCGTTAAACTTATCCCTTGGAACATATTCTTTCCCACCCTTGTTTTCCTCTTCATTGAGTATTGTAGGTTCTTTATTTTCTTCTGTCAATTTAGCCTCCTGCGAGTATTTAATTAGCAACTTAAACATACACATTCTCATAAAGTTCCAATATACTTGCATAATACAACATTATATGAAACAAAATGTTAGTTATAGTGTTAAAGGGGCGTGAAAAATTGGGAACAACACTGCGAATACAAAAGAGAGTGGTTTAAATTCACAGATTACATACCACATAGAGGACAAGAAAAGGTTCACTTTCCAGAAGAGTATGCTCCTTATAGAGTGTACGTTTGTGGAAGAAGGTTTGGGAAGACGCTATCTGCCGCTAAAGAGCTAGAGGTTACAATGTCTTTACCTGAAACAAGGTCTTGGATTGTAGCCCCTAACCATAATCTTACAGACTTAGTGTTTCGGGAGGTCTGGAAGACTTGTGTTCATAACGAAAAGATGGATATAAGATCCAAGTCTAATCGTAAAGGTGAGAAGTACTTAGAAACAGCTTGGGGTTCAACCTTACATGCTAAAAGTGCTGAGAACCCTGATTCTCTTATTGGAGAAGGATTAGACAAGGTAGTAATGGATGAGTCTGCAAGAATGAAGAAAATCATTTGGGATGAACTCTTGCAACCAACTTTAGCCGATAGACGTGGGGAAGGGATATTCATAACCACTCCTAAAGGGTATAATCATATTTATGATAAGTACAAGCTTGGGCAGGTAGGGCATAAAGAGAAAGACCCTGATTGGTATTCTTATCAAGCACCTTCTTGGGTTAATCAACATGTATTCCCTGGTGGGAAGAGAGATAAGTTTTTACGATCTGTTAAAAGGAATCTAACAAAGGAATCATTCGATCAAGAGTATGGTGCTAAGTTTACAACATATGCAGGCAAGGTTTATCCATTTGATAGGTATATGGATACTGGTAATTTCCCCTACAATCCAGACCTACCAACTTACTGTTCTATTGACTTTGGGTATAGGATGCCTGCCGTAGGATGGTATCAGACTGATTCAAGAGATCACATCTTTAAGATAGATGAGATTTCTCACGAAACTAATATAAAGACAGAGGTGCTTGCAAGACGAGTCTTAGCAAAGCCTTACAGGGTTGTTAAATACTTCGGAGATCCAGCAGGGACATCAATTGGTGGTTCAGGACTCGGAGACATAGAGATATTCAGAAGGCATGGGATAAAGGTACATTACAAAAGAGATAAAGTATCGAAAGACATCTCAGCAGGGGTTGAACATGTTAGAAGCTTTATGGAGAGTGCTGACGGGGAAAGAAAGTTCCACGTTGATAAGAAATGTGTAAATTCAATAGATGATTATGAAGCTTACCGTTATCCTGAAGATGAAGGTAAGGATTTGAAGTTGAAACCAGTTAAAGATGGTTTGCACGATCATACTTGCGATGAAACAAGATATTTCATTATCAATCGCTTTCCAATAAGACGAGGAAGATTCACACTATTAGATAGGAGTTGGTAATGTTATCAGACGAAATGGTAAAAGATGCTTTACAGGTGACAAAATTAGAAAGAAGTAGAAAAAGAGATGAAGAGGTCAATAAAAATTTAGACTACTATTCTTCAAATACAAAACAATACACAATGAAATACTTTGACGGGGCTACAGAGAATGAAGCTCCTTACTCAAACTACAATTTCACTACGAGATTTATAGATAAGATGAGCCGTATCTATCAGGCAGGAGTGATTAGGGATGGTGGTGTGAAGTACAAAGATATGATTAAAAATAAAGAGGTTGCCATGAAACATCAAGAAAAGATGTCCAATCTAAACGGTTCAATGGCTCTCTTACCCACTCTTGGAAAAGACCTTATTTTTAAATACCAACAGATTTATAAGTTTGTTCCATTCTTTGACAAAGACCCTCTGAATCCTGTAGCTTTAGCTTACCCTATAATGTTACCAGTTTCAGACCCTTCAAATACGGATGAATTGGGATGGGGATACTACGACAGCACACATTATAAAAGATTCGACGAGGATGGGACACGGGTACACAGTCAAGCTCATAAACTTGGCGTGTTACCTGTCATCTTCACACATAAGGATCACCAACTCGATGAGTTCTTCGTTGAGGGTGCTACCGATATTATCACCGCTAACGAGCAAGTAAATGTTACAATGACCGAGCTTGCCGTTGGGAGTAGGTATCAGTTGTGGGGACAACCCTGGATGAGTGGGGTAGATACCGATAAAACTTATTCTCGTATGGGTGTCAACAATATCGTCGCCCTTGATGACCCCGACAGTAAGTTTGGGATCGAGAGTCCTGGAGGCGATCTCGAGACCTCTGTTAATCTCGTGAAGTTCATGGTCGAACTTGTCGCTCAAAACAACCATCTCTGGATTACTTGGGCTGAGCAAGGTGGAGAAGTTCCTTCTGGTATCAGCCTGATGATAAGAGACTTGGAGAGACATGAGGACTATGTAGATGGTATAGAGCTTTGGAGGCTGTACGAAGACAAAATTTATGAAGTTGAGAAAGCCCTTGCAAAAGCGAGAGGCGTGGAGCTTAACGAAACCCTTGGATTGGACTTTATTCCACCTGAATATCCTCTTAGCACAAACGATCAGATTCTTTGGGATGACCATAGACTTAAATTAAACATAATTACTGAAGCAGAGCTTACACTTGAAAATAACGAAGACCTTGGTACTATTGCCAAAGCAAAAAAAGTTTGGGAAAAAAGGAAGAAAATAAATGATAAGAATAGAAACGAACTTCAGCTTCCAAAGGCTAGCGAGCCAGCTCCCAAAGTTGATAACAGGATTAACGAATAGAGGGGCAAATGACGCTAAGACGCAATCGTCGAAAACCTTAAGAGGAGGTCTATCAGAATTAAAAGAGTCCACGTTAGAAACAAGGTCCCTCCGAGGGCAAGGTAAAAAGCCGTTAATCGCCGACGGAGGACTCTTAGGTTCTCTAAAATCTTCAAAAGGTGGATTCTCCTTTCTTAAGTATGGACTTCACCATGATGAGGGGTTCGTTACACAAAACAACCCCTTTATCAAAGACAAGAGGTTTAAGTTCAAAGGTAAGAAGATCCCTGCAAGACCTTGGGTTTTTCGTGAGTACACTAAGGAGAACATTAAGAAGTTCTTCCAAGGGTTTAGGAAGGCTTTGAGGAAATAACCTTCAACTCTTCTCGTATCGCCTCTTTAGTATCGTCCATCCAAATGTATTTTTGGTTTTCTGTAGCTATGTGAGGCTGATCTCCTATATTCATACCTGTGGCTGCCTTAATATGGGATTTAGAGGTGCAAGTAACGCCCTCTGTGACAATTTTAAAGACTCGGTATGGTATTGTAGGATTAAAAACCCATAAAGCTCCACAACCATTAGCTACACCCCAATTCATATCAGCCTGCATGTACATAGCCATGCGGACTTCTACATTAATATTCTCCACCCTTGGATAGACTTCTAAATCCTCTATTAAACTATATGGCTCACCTATAAACGCATCCCTCCAAGCTTCTAAGTTTGAGTTTCTTTCAGGAGTCCATCTACGTTGTCTAAGAGTGATAAGATTTTGGGTTTTGTAAGCAATATTTAAAGCTGTTTCACCCGCTGTGATGTGTTTGAAGGATTTATCAAAATAAACTTCTTTTTGTATGTCCTTCGTTCTGTAACCCAAAGACCTTCCCTTAGTCCCTATACCCACTCCACAACAATTCGGCATCATCATAGCTAAAGGCATTAAAAGATGTGTGATTCGCCACTTCCAATCGTAACAAGCGGTCTTCTGGAAGTTGTTCACTTCAGGATTAATGTAAACGTAAAACGATTCCTTTTGCATAAGAAGTCTTTCTTGTTCACATAACGTCAAAAAAGTAACAAAGTCAAAAGTTACTGGCTGTCTTCTTAAATCATAATTAAATATCATTTAAATCCTACCTTTACTTTATCAGCTTTACCTACTGTAAGCTCACATTCGTTAAAGACAGCTTGGGAGTAATCCTCTCCCACATAGGCTACTGTGTACTTTATTAAAGTTCCTTCTATTATAGTATTTATTATGATACCAACCCCACCATCATACATAGTCACTTCTGTTCCTTGTCTGTAAATCTCCATGCTAATAAATCCTTATGTGAGGTTTGACCGTCTTCATACAAATCAACGAAAAAACCTTTGTAAAATACCTTTGAAAATAAATAAAGACGTTGAATTGAAGAACCGTCTTCACAGATTATTTCAACTTTCCCCACCACCACTCATTTCTCCTAAAATTTGAAAATTTAAAGTAATCAAAACCAAACTTAAAATAACCTCCAACTCCTCGTAAGTTTTCTTCACCATAAATGTCTTGCAAAGTTCCAAATACTCTTTATTCATCTCCTCTAACCGTAAAGAGGTTTCAACCTTCGTCATACGTTGCCTCAGCTAACAAGATTTCCTCATGCCAACTCTCTAAGGCATCTTTAGTAGGTCTACCACTTGGTAATTGAGCAACCTTAACATCATCGGCTCTTCTCTTCCACTCATTATGTTCATTACGCATACGATTAATACGCTCCTGCTTAGTTTCAAGATCTATCTCTTCTTCTACAACCTCCACCAATGCCTCTTCAGCATCATCGCCTTTTAACAACTTCTGTGCTTCTAACCACATCTGGTAGGGGCTCGGTCCGTGAGTAACATCTACTTTTTTTATTATCCTACCCCTAAGATCACTTAAATATCTCGCTGCACTAACGTCACCCTCCAATGCCTTGTTAACCATAACCCTGTCCACTTGAGGTAAGAAAGAGTCCAAATATATATCTGCTGCCTTGTGGTACTCTTTAACAAAGATAGGGTCTCTACGCCACTTAAATAGAGCCGTCCTGCTACAACCAACCTCCTTAGCTATCTGTGGAAAGGTTTTCTTAGGATCGGCAATCATAATGTTAATAGCCTTCTTTTGGAGGAGACCAATCCCCGTACCATCCTTAACTATTGCTATGTCGTTTCTACGGTGTTTCATTATCCTTCGACTCCACTATTGTAGTTATCTCCATCAACTCACCTAAAAAGTTCCTAAGCTCAGCAGGTGGCATGTACTTGTTGAAAGCAGTCAAGTTTAACTTCTGATTACCATCCTCAACGAAGACCTCAATCTCCGCATCTCCCATCTGACAAACATAACTCTTATTTCTTAAGAATATCATTACCTCTCCTATATAATACTGTAGCTACCATCAAAACTTTTCTACTGTATGCAGGATTATCCTCATACTCACAAGTAGATGAAGCAAGAAGCCAACCCCTCTCTGCCATACGATTAATCCTATTCTCGTATTCAGACATCAACTCGCAAGCACTACGTTCAACTACCTTCAACTTGAAATCAATCGTCAACTTCGCCATTCTCATACTCCTCTATCTTCTTAAATATTAAATCTACTATCCTTTTTGCTTTATTCAAAACAATAAGGACTCCAGATTAGCAATTAAACCGAGCATCTCTTCACGCTTCTTATTTATAATGTCACCACCATTGTCTAAAACACGATACAAAGTTATAGGTTGTTCAACTTCCTTCTTATCGCAAACATCCCTCGGCTCTGGACATATCCTATTAATCAACCCGTCAAGCCTCGATATAACCCCATCCAAGCTCTCTATAGACCCCATCAAACTTATATGCTTCTCTTGCCTATCTGGTGTACATTCCATATTTATCTCCTTTTTAATACGAGAATATAAGAATACTTTTCAATATAATGCAAGAGAAAAATCATGTAGTTCTTTTCTGGAAAAAAGTGAGAGGTTGATATACATACCACAAACCATGCCAATCCGCCCTACCCCTTCCCATTGTTACACTTGGTTACATAAAATAAAACTTGCAAAGCTCGCAGAAATTTCGTAGCAATATTTTCGCTTGTTATTGTATGCATGAAATACTGACCAATCCACAGCATGAAATACTTGCTATAGCCAGTGGTGGAGCATCCTAAGTAACATCATTAAATAACAGTATGTTAATTTTTCGGCTAAATTGCTGAAAATGGCTGAATATGGGCATAATTTCGGCTATTCATTGGTAATTACTACCGATAACCGCAATTCGCAGGTAAATGACACTGTAAATGCAACTGTAAATGACACTGTAAACGCTTACATATATAGGTATAGGATGCCCAATACACGGCCAATATGCCCGATTGTAGGCGTTTAAACCGTTAATTGATAGTAATATAGCGTAAATAAGGGTGATTGATTGATATGCAAATATATCTTTTTAGTTGATTCTTTGTAGGATAATAGGAGGTAATGAATGTCGAAGTTCTATATACGACCATTTTAATCGGGTATAGGTTCTTTCATACTTTACCGAAATTTCCCCATATTAACTTGTTAATTTTGTTTAGGTTGTTAATTTTGTGTTAAAATAATGAATAATTTACTTGTATTGTTTCCCTGGTTCATCATAGCTTTAGGCTGTTGAAGGGATGAGATAAACGATTTTTTAAATATTTTACCGAAATTAAGGGGATAAAATGACTATTCAACAATTAGAAGATCAATTAGAAGTATGTGCTAATGCAGGGGATTGGGATCAGCACGAAGAAATTACAGAAATGATAAATAATGCAGAATATAGAATGAATGACAAAAATGAGGTTGTTTTAATAACAACGATTAATGATCAATTTTACTTAATAGATTAATAATTTACCGAAAATATAAAGGAAACAAGACAATGAGAACTAATTTAACTAAAACAATGATAAAAAAAGCTGTATCAAGCGACCAAATGAAAGAAAATTTGACATTTGCTTATTTGGATACAGACAAAGGTCTTTTGAGAACTTGTCGCAATGGTCATAGTGTAATTAATTACAAAGTTGAATGCGAAAATGATATGTCAGGATACATTAAACCTGAATCGTTTCAGACGGTAAAAAAAGGATATTCAGAAATTAAAATAGATGGGGATAATGTAACATCTAATTTAGCAGACGGGAGTCAAATACAGCTTAAAACGGATCAAGATAGATGTTATCCAGACATTGAACAAGTAACACCAAATATTAATGATAACCACCTTAAAATAGGGATTAATTTACAACTACTGAAAAATATTTATGATTCAGTCCCATTCAATAGTGATAGAAATAAAAACATCGTATTGCATATTAATCCAAATAATAGTAGGAGTGCGATAATTTTTAAACAGCAATTAGGTGCAAACGATATGCAACCAGCTTATGACGGTCTAATTATGCCAGTAAGAATAGATTAATATTTAACCGAAATTTCACATAAAGGATAATAGAATGGAAACATATTACGAATATACTTTTGAAGTAACTCACGACTCAGGATCATTTTTTATGAGAGTAATATCATATAGTAAAGCATCA